ACAATAACAATGAGCACGACTATTTGGTTGATCAACAACAACCGTTTGACCAGTTGAGCTAAAAACAATATTGGTCGAAACAATCATCATAGGTGTGCCCATGATGTATTTAAAATCCATCTCATCAACAGGGAATGGTCCGAAAGCAGGAGCTGTAGTAACAGCATTTTCTTGATCCAACCCAAGAATTCTACTGGTTTCAACACCACCAGAACCATTAAAATCCGCAATAGGATCAACTTTTAAAACTTGACCAATGTTTAAAGCATTAGGTCGACTGAGGCCTGCTTGTTTAGCAAGACCAGACATAAATTTAATAGCTGGATTGAAAATGTCCGCATACGGTTGCATCAATGGAATGTGCGATAGACGCATACCAATACTGTGAGCTGAATCTAAAGCTTTAGACACGGAACCAGCTTTTGCTTTAGCATTAGCTTCAGAATTTGCTTTAGTAGCATAAGTATCACATTCAAACTGGCATTCAACAACGTCATCACAATCACAGGCAAATGTGACTGGAATATAGATCTCAGGATTGATAAATCTACATGTAACATTGACCATCGAAGGATCAGATGTACTAGCAACATTACGCAACAAATTTAAAACCATGAACACAAAGGTACCCATTTCACCTGGATTGTATCCATGAATAGAAAGAGCTCTATTTTTTGAAAAGAAAGGACACCTAAATGTTGTGCTTGCACCAGCTTGTGCTGAAATGATTATATGAGGGAAACCAGACGCAATAGTAGTATCCGTCACATAATTAACACCAAGAACGAGACCAGAAGGATCACCAATGTATGAAACCATCATCACACCATAGTGATTAGGACTAGCAGCAACATTAATAGTTATTTCCATGTCGGCACGAAAATATGTAAAATTACTGACAATATCCGAGATAAAAGGATCTGCAAATATAATATCAGGAAAAAGAATGGTATTGACCATCGTACCGGCACCTTGAGATTGCGTCCAAGCAAATGGTGTTAATAAATACTCTCGACTCAACAATTCAGTCAGCCCAAAGTTTGGAAAATTAAAACCAGTATATGGATTGTCTTTATACTTCATGCCAGCAGAAGACTCAGTAACCTGTTGATCATGAGAATAATCGCCAAGTTCAAGAGTTTGGTTTGGAATAAGCAGATGATCAGCAATAGTGAGTGTGTCTGTTGCTCCTTTAGTCTGAATTGCGTCTCTAGACTCAAATTGCGCTTCATGAACCTGCATATCATAGATCAAAGTGTCAAAATATGACACATAATGTATGTCAAAAAGACCTCCACCATATGACACAGATTCACATTCAAATTCAACCTCAATTGTTTCAGTAATTTCCTCCATAAGTTCTTGGTGTAAGGCAGCGGTGTTGTAGATATCTATCGGAACCATCGTTGTGTTGTCAATTAATGGTAGTGTAAATTGAGTAAGCGGAATGTTGTCCATACCCAAAACAGAAATTGCTGTTATTGTGGTAAAAACAGCATCTGGATGGTTAGCAGGATGGGAACATGCAACAACTCGATTAGCAATACACTGACGAGCAAGATCTGGATTGTCAATAACAAGATCACCAATGTACGCTTGAGCAGTAAGATAATACAACTTCTTACAATCAACGTCAGTGTTCTCATCAAACAATTCAATACATGCAAACACACGATCATAAAGATCATCAAAATCAAAAACACGTAATGATTTGGCAGATCTAACTTCACGTTCTCGAGGAGAAAGTTCCCTATATCGAGCGTCTAGTAAATCGAATAAGAAACCTACCATACGACAGGTGAAATTTCTTTCAATCATGTCATCAAGTATGTCTCCCTCGTTAAATAAAAGTCCCATATTTTGAAATTTTGTGTGTGGTAAAGGCCAGTTTTCAGGAAAGTCATCAGCTTCGAACTGGACTTCAATCTGTTGAGCACCATAATAAGTCGATGTCTGATACGTATGATACGGGTATGCAACCTTTTTAACGGCAGGATATGTATCAGGTAAGTGTTCAGCAACAGCAGCAAGAAATAAATCAACCTTGGTATCATAATACTGCTTGCCAAATTGAAAACATTCAGAGAAATAATTCGATGCACATGCAATAATAGCCATGTGGTCTGTTGCCATTTGAGTATAATATGGAATTTCTTCAACAACTCTCTCATCTAATGGAGCCTTATAAATTGACTGTTCAAGAACAAATTTTCGACCAAGAAATCTAACAGTGTCCAAAGTGTCGTGAACATCAATAGGACTCTTGCTAAAGTGGTTGTAAATCATTTTAAATCTATGCCAAATAAATGGCTCAAGAGTCTTAGTGGTGATACCAGGTCGGGCAATGGTTATAATTCCATCATCACCATACATTGTAGCATTGTACTCTTCCATCGAGATGCCAAGGTCATTAGTTAAAACTGTATGGATAACAGCAATTTGACCCATAGTATCGATAAGAGAAGTATATTTAACACCAGAAGGAACGTTGTCGACGGTACGATATATACGAGTACCGCAAATGCGGACAGGATTACAACAATGTTCAAACAACAAAAGTCGAACACGAGCATTAATTTCGCCATCATCATACCACCAATTGATATATTTGGGGATCTCAGCCAACAATTTAGAACTCAAAGTTCCATCAAAATTAGTGAAATCACCAGACAATACCGAATCAGCGGTAGCAGACAATCGATTATGTAATTCTGACCATTGTGGTGAAGTGGCATTAATACCAACAGCACAATAACCCTGAACACAATTTTCGTAAAAAGTGTTAAAGAATGCACCAAAATACATACCCATAAGGACAGTGTGATGGACAGGACCAAGACCAAACAGTCTAGTTTTTCCTGCAGCAACCTTGTCCAACGGTCGAAGTTCCATTTTAAGAGCATCCATAATAATAACTTCAATCTGTATACCAGACCTTAATTTGTCATCATAACGCTCAATAATTTTACGGAAATCTTCCGTAGGCTCATATCGTTGAGTGTTGATGTTCATCTCAACGATACTCTTTTTACCATCTTTATGGTTAAGAACCCATGGATAACCCATTGAAGTGCCGGCATTGATAGGAGACATTTCTCCTTCAATACCACCAATAGCTTCGGTTATTGTGAGCAATCTGGCACGATCGGGTTGCTTAGGATGCCAATACTTATACAATTCTTGAACTTGTTCAGAACTAAAAATGGCATGTCGAGGTTCACCTTGAGAAATCTTCTTGGCAGCAATGTTATATGGAAACAATATCTCTCCATCGTCACTTTCGAAAGGAATCAGACGTGCCGGAGCATAAGTAGCCGGACCGTCAAATCCGTGCAAACATGTCTCTCGAATATTGTTGCGAGTGTTGTAAAATGCAGCAAACTTAAACCCAACTTCTTTTTCAACAACAAAAGGAAATGAAGTTGATTCAACTTGAACATCTTGGTGAAATAGAGAAGCAAAGAACTGTTTAGAGATAGGTAAGCCAATGCAAGTATGTTTATTGTGGAACAAAAACGTTGCAACGTGAATGAACTTAACAATAGGTCTATCGTTAGGTCCACAAATGGTGCCAACAGCGCCAGAGTCTCCTTTTGTAGTTTTACAATAATGGAAAAACGGTCTTTCAGCAACATAATAATGTGGATTCTTACCATAAACACAGCGGTTAAGGGCATTTACTTTAATCATCCCTCGAACTTCTGGGTGACCACGTGAATCGATCGTCGATAGATTCATAGGATAGCCAGCATCCAATTCAAGATCAGGCTCATCATCCAAATAGGTCCATATAGCAGGAGGAACGTTGCAATTTTTAAGTGGAATCTCAAAAACACAAACGTCTAAATCCTTCTTACGTCTAGCTTGTAATGGACCAGCAAACTCAAGTTTGGTTGTTCCAAATTTAACGACAAAGGCAACACTGTTGTACGAAACAAAACGATGAAACCAATGATCAGGAACTACAAGTAGTCGATCGCGTAAATGGAAACCAACACATGCAGCTTCCTCAATGAGATCGCCATGTTGGTTGAAGGCAGCACCAAGAATGTAAACAAGAGTTTTGCAAATCTTATTTTGGAGAGTGTGATAGTATACATTCTCATCACATTCAAAAGTGGCCTCATATTTTGCACCACCAGTAGTTTTCGGTTTAGAACTAAGAATACCTTTTCTATATTTAGTAGGTCCACTCTTAGCCTCAACTTCAACCTTCTCGATCTCATTAGTAAGCTTCTCAAACATTGATTGTTCTGGAAACATCATAGAATAGAGAAAGTATGCAGTAGGCAACATACACAAAAACGCGATTAGTGCATAGTAAATAGGGGCATTACCACCACCAATCCATTCATCATAAACACCTAGCCGTGCACATTCCGAAACGAGAAAAATGTTACTATCAGGTTCGACAACTTCAACTCGATTTGGTTCACCAGCCTCTGGAACACCAAAATCAATGAACTCATCAATCTGTTCAAGAGTATACTGGTATCCCTCAGCCAACTCTAGTTGTCGAGCTCGGATTTGAATAACAAGTTCGCAAATGGCTTTAGGTTTAAGCCATTCACCAACACGTTCTGGAAATAATGGACACGCAAGTACATAATATATATTGTCACGAGCATCAGGTAAACTTTTCTCATTTCTTTGAAGAGCTAAAGCAAATCTTCGCTTGAGAGCACCTTCATCTTGAATGTTACACCGAAACATAAATTTATCCCAATCAAAATTAGGGTTCATGTTTGAAGTGAAACTCATAAGAAGGGCATCAAAGAAAGTACAATCCTTGTCTTCCAAACGAGGCATGTTGAGTGCATGCGGAATACTGTTAATCATGTGAATAAGTTTTTCTGCTAACACATAATTAACTTCAGCATCTAATGAAAGAAAACCATCATCAATAAATGCGTATTTTTGTCGAGCATATCCACTTGCAAATTCTTCAGTAATATTTACATAATATGCTTGATCAAAAGTAAAACGAGTGGGAAACGCTGGATCAGGAGTAACGTTTTCAGCATGACATTTCTGCATGTAAGAACGATATCTATCTCTAGCAAATCCTTCAACAACAAGTGTAGCACCTCCTGTTTTACCAGATCCACCAAGACCGAACCAACCAACCATAGTCGGTATATCGCGGCGCATTGATGCATATCGCTGGGCTTTAGCATGTACATAATGTACTTCTAATTGTTTATAACGAGATTCAAATACTCGAGGTAAATTGGATCCACACCCATCCATTCGAATGTCATTGCGTAGAATAGTACACTCATTGTACAAAGTGATTGTTTCATTGATGATAGCAACTTTAACACGATCTTCAGGCATATAAGCGATGAGAACATCAATTCTCGTCATCATGCGCGTAATCTTCGTAATAAACAGCGTAAAATCAGGATCAAATGGATCAAATGAAAAGTAACGACAAACAGTGGAAATAGCAGACATAAGATAAGTCATACATTCATCACCTTGTAATCTACAATTTTTAAGATATGTGAAATTTTGATTTGCGATTTTAATATCTTTCTCAGAAAGATTCTCAATTTTAAACATACCAAAAAGAGTAGAAATCATACTCGTAAACGTGAAAGCTTCAGTAGAAGCATGGATTAAGCCATCATGTGGCGGTTCCGTGCGCAGACCAGTACGTTGTTGAGTATCAATATAACTTTTGAGCATTTGAGGGGAAACTTTATGTAATTTGCCTTGATAATAATAATCTACTGATTCATCATCAGAAAAACTACGCATCGCAGGACCAGAGAAAGAGGTTACAATAGACATAGCTTTTTGAGGATTTGTTAAAAACAAATACGAAGCATGTGATAAAGCAAC